CGTTTCTGGTACGAGTCAAGCAGCACCTCAGGTAGCAGGTGTCTTGGCGCTTCACCTTCAAAGTCAACCTTATCTTACTCCTGCTCGATTGATGAGAAAGGTAATTGACGATGCGGTTGAAGGCATCATTGAGACGAATCGAAGAGATGACGATTTCCAAACATTCGGCGGTAGTTTGTTGGGTGGTCCAAATATATTCTTGCGCAGTCGATATGGTGTTGCGAATCCGTTTAATGTTGAGGTTCCATCAGTAGGTGGCGGCAGCGGTAGTGGTGCTGGTACTGAAACTGGTGAGGGCGGAACATACGATCCAAGCGTAGATACTGAAGTTGAATATACATCTCAGTCTGGATTCATGTTCTTTACTCAATCAGGAGAGCAAATAGTCAGTCAATAAGGGTTGTTTTGTATAAGTATAAATAGATGAAAATCGTTTACACTTATGGAGTGCTTCATGGCATCACCTAATTCAAGACAAACCTTTATTGATTACTGCCTGAGAAAACTTGGCGAACCAGTGATCGAGATCAACGTTGATCCTGATCAGATTGAAGATAAAGTAGACGATGCGTTACAGAAGTATCGCGAATACCATAGCGATGCTACTGTGCGCATCTTCTTAAAACATCAGATGACCGCTGATGATATTGCCAACAAGTACATTCCTATCTCGGACGAGATCGTTTACCTCACGAAAGTCTTTCCTCTAAGTCCTACATACGCCAATGTCAATATGTTTGATATACGCTATCAGATGATGTTAAACAGTCTGGGCGATTTCATGAACTTTGCTGGCGGGATGTCATACTACTATCAATTAGAACAGTATCTTGACTTCCTCGATATGTTGTTGGACGGAACACCGCTGACTACATTCTCACGCAAGCAGGGACGTTTATATCTGCACGGAAACATCGAAGATCGCGATATCTCAGAAGGTCAGTTCCTAATCGCAGAAGCATTTCAGATCATCAACGAGAACGATCATACTACTGTCTGGAACGATATCTGGTTGAAGGAATATGCGACTGCGCTGATCAAGCAGCAGTGGGGTATGAACCTGATCAAGTTCGAGGGCATGCAACTTCCTGGCGGTGTAACATTAAACGGTCGTCAGATACTTGAAGACGCAAACAGTGAAATCGAAAGACTCGACGAGAAGATTCGTTCTGAATACGAACTGCCTGTCGACTTCTTTATGGGATAATTCATGGCAACTAACCCTTACTTCTCACAAGGTACTCGTAGCGAACAATTGATGTACGAGGACATAATTATTGAATCGCTCAAGATGTATGGGCAGGATGTCTATTACATTCCTCGCGAGATTGTCAACCGCGACCGCATCTTTGTTGATGACTCAGTATCAAGGTTCGACAACGCATACAAGATTGAGATGTACATCGAGAACACCGAAGGGTTCGATGGAGAAGGCGACCTCTTTACTAAGTTCGGCGTTGAGATCCGCGATGCTGCTACGTTCGTTGTAGCAAAGCGTCGTTGGAATACTACTGTTGCGCATCACGAACAAACAGTAACAGAGTCATTCGCGCGTCCACGCGAGGGTGATCTGATTTATCTGACACTCTCTAACTCTATATTTGAGATCACACGTTGTGAAACGCAGCAACCGTTCTTTCAATTAAAGAACCTACCAGTGTTTAAACTGCGTTGTGAACTCTTTGAATACAATAAAGAAGACTTCGACACAGGTATCGCTGACCTTGATGATATTAATGACGGTGACTCGGCAGAGAGTTTACCAGTCGAAGCACAAAACAACGACTTCGAAGACGTTGGCGATATGATCATCGACTTCAGTGAAAGCAACCCATTCGGAGACCCAACCTAATGTTCGGCGATCATTTCTACAATCAAAGAATACGAAAGGCAGTTGCTGTATTCGGTACACTGTTCAATGACATTCACATTGTTCGTAAAAACAGTTCCGGTAATGTTTTGAGCGAAACCAAAGTGCCACTATCCTATGGTCCACGCAGAGACTTCTTGGCACGTATTGATCAAATGAACGCTGCTGGGGCAGACGAACGTCAGATCGCGATCAAGTTACCTCGTATGTCATTCGAGATCGTAGCGATGCAGTATGATGCTACTCGACAATTACCGAAAATGAACTTCTGCCCAAAGGCAGGTGACACGGATACTGAGAGCACTCGCACTAAACTATACAGTCCTTCACCATATAATATTTCTTTCCAACTGAACATCTATGCAAAGTCTCAGGACGATGCATTACAGGTGGTTGAGCAAATCCTACCATACTTCACACCTCACTATACGCTTACCGTGAATCCGCTATCAGATTTTGATGACGTCAAAGAAGATACGCCTGTAACATTACAAGGTGTCACTTTTTCTGACGATTACGAAGCAGTTCTAGAAGCGAGAAGAACTATCATCTACACGCTAGATTTCGAAATGAAAATTAACCTATATAAAGATGCTTCAAGAAATCAATCTATCATTACTCAATACGATGTTGACACGTTAAATTTAGACGGGTCAGAAATTTTTAGCAGTGTTGAAGATAGTGCTAATCTTGAATAATTATTTCGTATAAATAAGTACAAAAGCGTTAGATCATGAGGGACTAAAATGCCAGGAATTAAAACGAGCGACTTGACAAAGCACTTAGGATCTCCAGCAGATTCAGATGTTATTGCTTTCGTTGATGTAAGTCAGAGTCGTTCTAAGAAAATTACAATTGCCGATATGTTATTGGCGACTCCTAGGCAAGATTGGTTAGATTCGGATGCGATCGTTTCATTAATTGACAGCGATCATATTAATTCCAGAATCGACGAGATCCCTCTGAATATTGACACAATTAATACCCAATCGGGTCTCTTTGTTAATATCGATCCTTCTGACGGTGGTTTGATTTCTCACGATATTATTGGTTCTACATCGTATGCGTACGATTCAACATGGGAAGAAGGTGCAAGTATATTATTACATCTTCATGGTGGCGCAAACCAAGTTCTTTGGCCCGCCACATACTGGATTGGAGGTTCTGCTCCTAATTTAAGTGATACGAGCGGAAAGCATATCATAAAACTTTGGAAACTAAATTCTGATGTATATGGTGATTATCAGGGTCTTGCTACCCTAGTAGAGTCGTCACTAGACGGCGAATAACGTCGTCATAAAAAAATAAAAAAAAATTCAAATTTTAGGAGAAATCTAAAATGGCAATCAAATTTACAGATCTTCCACAACTTTCTGGATCACCTGCTTCAGACGATATCGTCGCAATCGTAGACGTTAGCGAAGACGTCTCTAAAAAACTCACCATCTCAGACCTCGTTTCACTTACAGACGTTGGTTATGCTGAAAAGGTAGGACATAACCCTGCCGATCCTACCGACGCCAGTTCTGTTGTACTGGATGCAAAGGACGGTCTCTCTCCAGCAACATTCAAGGGTGATGTTATTAATGATGCTGGTACTGTCATCGTCGACGTATCAAGCACAAGTGCTACATTTAGTGGTACGCTGGCAGGTACAGTTGCGGGTAACAGCACAACGCCAACAGGTTCTCATGTAGTTCTTAATGTTGGTACTGACGGAACCGATGCAACTTTGGATGTATCATCTGTTTCAGCGTCATCTGTCTCAGCATCTTCAGTAGTCTCTGCTCATTTTACTGAGAGCGTCGATCCATTGTCAGGAACATCAGTATCAGTCGATCCTTCTAACGGTAGTCTTGCGACTCACACGTTGTCTGGTTCTACTACATACTCTTATGCTGCTGGTTGGGTTGCAGGTGAAAGCATTACATTGCATATTACTAGCAACGGCAACTCAGTAACTTGGCCAACAACTAAGTGGGTTGGCGGCGAAGCACCAGACCTTAGTGGTACTGACGGCGTACATCTTGTGAACCTTTGGAAAATTGGTTCAGACGTATATGGTGCGTATGTTGGAGAGGCGAGCTAATTGCTCGCCCCTTTTCGTTATAAAAAGAATTTAAACTCCGTGCTGTTTCGCGCGGAGCACATCAGAAGTTTTCAGGAGAACTAAAAATGCGTTTTAGACATCTAACTTCAGCAGTAGCGCAAATCCTTTTAAATGCCTCATCGGGTCCAATACTTAGAGGAAATGATTTCCTAGTCGTTAAAGCAGGAAACGGAAAGCCTTCACTTTTTGACATATCAGAGAATACATTCTCTCTTTTTGGTGACGTGCCTTCCAATGTTTTTGCTGCTACTTCCGACAAAATTGCAGTAGCATATAACGCTAATGCAGTAAAAGTTTTCGATCATTCAGGGAATGAATTGGCGAATATATCAGGACCAAATGGTGTAAACTTTGGATCGTCGATTCAAATGTCTGATACTAAACTCTTCGTTTCTGCACCTGGTGATGATACATCAGGAACTGACAGTGGCGCTGTTTATGTGTACGATCATGATGGAAGTAATGAGACTAAAATTACATTTCCTGGGTCTGCAAATGATTACTCAGGCAACGCTTACGATAGAATTGCTGTAGGTAGTGGAAAAATTGCAATCGGATCAGAATATTATCCTAGTTTTAGTTTCAAAGGCAAAGTAGATTTAATGGATGAAGATGGATCGAATGTGATTACAATTTATCCTGCTCTCCCCAATCAATCAAAATTTGGTAGTGCAGTCAAATTTCATAACGACAAACTTTATATTTCTGCTGCTGG